AGTGGTGGCTGGTGGGTATGCAGTACGGCACGAATGTCGTGCGGTGCCCCCAGCACATCACTGAGTGGACAATGCGAACGTCGGGGATGGGACGCTCAATGGAGGCGTACCGTTGGAAGCGCATTGCCAAAGAGAATGACAAGTACGACGAGAACTTGATGTCGTTGGAGCCGTTCTTCTTAGACGACGACATCTAGCGAACAGAGAGGGAGGCTCTTGTTCTTTCACACCCACGTTCATTCAGAGTTCTCATGCCTAGACGGCATGGCCGACATCGACACTTTGGTGGCCAAGGCTGCGAAACTTGGTCAGCCGGGAATCGCGCTCACTGATCACGGCAACATGAGTGGTGTGTTCCAGTTGTACAAAGCAGCGCGGAAGCACAGCATCGCCCCGTTCTTGGGGCTTGAGGCGTACACCGTTGGCGACATCGATGACAAGGCGCAGAAGCGTCACCACCTGACCCTGCTGGCGTACACGACCGAGGGATACAAGAACCTCGCTCGCCTGTCGTCAACTTCTCACCGACGAGATCACTACCACTACAAGCCACGCCTCGGGCACCTTGACTTCGTGGAGGCTAAGGCCAACGGAGTTACCAGTGGCATTGCTTGCCTAACTGGCTGCTACTTCAGCGAAGTCTGCCAGACGATCGTGGCTCACCCAAACGAAGACGACGGGATCGCGGAGGCGAAGAAACTCGTCAACTTCTATCAGTCGGTTTTTGACATGGTCTTCGTTGAGGTGCAGCACCACAAGACAGTCGACCACGGAGACTGGGACGACGACCGCTTAGTTCGTGCGCTGTATCGGCTGTCGCAAGAGACAGGCTGCCCACCGATCATCACGAACGACTGCCACTACTGCGACAAGAGCGATAAAGAACTTCACGACATGATGAAGTCGATTGCCTACTCGTCAGAGGTGGGCGATGTGTCGTTTCCCGGCGACTCGTACCACCTCGCCACTGAGTCGTGGGTCAAACGCCACTACCGCGAGCACGAAGATGTGTGGGACGCAACGCAAGAGTCTTACGCGATGCTCATCGATGCGAACCGGCTGGAGTTGCCGGTGCTTGACAACTATCGATACCACGTTCCTGTCATCGAAGACGATCCGCTGAGTTCACTTCGGAAACGCTGCGAGGTGGAGTTGCAGCACAAGGGCATCGGTGATGCCGAGTACACCGATCGCCTTGATTACGAGTTGGGCGTAATCGAAGGACTAGGAATGGCTGACTACTTCCTGCTCGTTCACGACTACGTTGAGTGGTGCTGGAAGCAGGGAATCTTTGTCATGGCCAGAGGCTCCGCAGCAGGGTCGCTCGTCTGCTGGCTGCTGGGGTTCACGCAAGTTGACCCGCTCAAGTGGAACTTGACATTCGACCGATTCTTGACACCCGACCGAGTTCGACCGCCCGATATCGATCTTGATATCGAAGACATCCGACGAGCCGATGTCATCGACTACCTCAAGGACAAGTACGAGATCAGTCAGATCGGAACCTACAACCGGCTCTCATACGATGAAGACACGGGGCGAGGGGGACTCTACGTCCAGTACATCTCGGCGCAGAGAAAGATTCTCGGGGATCGATTCCCTAAAGAGTTGGGCAAGGTCAAGACACTGCATGACTTAGATCAAGTTCGACCCGACGATGCGAAGAAAGTACGCGCCCTTGGCGATGTGGCACTGAGACGCTCACCGGGAGCGCACGCTGCCGGGTTCGTTGTCTCCGCTCCACCAAGCCATTCGATTGCCGAGTGGTTGCCGACGATGCTCATCCCGTCATCTGACACCGAGGTGACTCAGATGATGATGGACGATGTGGAGGACGCTGGCTACATCAAGATTGACTTGCTCGGCCTACGGTCACTGACCACTGTGCGTCGTTGCTTGGAGTTGCTCGGGGAAACCTCGCTTGAGTGGATTCCGCTGGACGACAAAGACACGTTCAAGTTTCTCCGCAAGGGGGCAGCCGAAACCGGCATCTTCCAGTTGGAGGGCTACACGGCAGCGAAAGGCTGTCGCGAAGTCAAGGTCAAGACAGTGGACGATCTCATCTTGGTCAATGCGCTCTACCGACCGGCAACTCGGGATAGTGGCTACGTCGATTTGTTCCTTGAGAACCGCAAAGACCCGAAGAGTGTGGAGTACCCACATGACATCTTCAAGAAGCACCTTGAAGAGACGTATGGAGTTCCGTGCTTTCAAGAGCAGGTGCTCGCGATCCTCCGCGACCTCGGGATGCCGTCAAGCGAGTTGAATGCTTTTCTCAAGGCCGTCAAGGGTAAGCACGCCAAGGCTGGCTACTCCGCAGAGTCGACCGCCATCTTTGTGAGGAACCGTGAACGCTTCTACACCCTGTGTGAAGACGCAGGGATGACAGACGAACAGAAGTCTGAAGCATGGGAGTTGGTCGAAGGTTTCGCTGCTTACGGATTCAACCGAGCGCACGCCACGGCCTACTCGTTGCTCGGGTATCAGATGGCGTATCTCAAGACCCACTACCCGGTTGAGTTCCACGCTGCCCTGCTGGAGACATCGGTCGGCACAACCAAAGAGGAGCAGTACATCAAGGAGACACGGCGAGTTGGAGTTCCCGTTCTTAGCGCATGTGTCAATCGCTCGGGTGTGCTGTGGGCGATCGATCCCACGGGCAAGGCGATCCGGCGAGGTCTTTCGTCCATCAAGGGCGTTGGGCCGAAGGCAGCAGATGCTATTGTGGAGTCCGCTCCATACACCTCGGTTGACGAGATCGTGGAACGGTGCCCCGCCAAGGCTGTCACTGGTGGAAAGAAGTGGCAGAAAGAGGGGGAACTCTCTGGAGTTCTTGGGGCACTTCGTAGTGCAGGCGCACTGAAAGCATTGGGAATCGGTCGATGACAAGAAAGCACATGAACACTTCCGAGCAGGCGATTGAGTTCCTGAGCGAAGTAGCCACTGCCGTTCATTCTGCGTTGACCGACGAAGACCCTGCATCGGCCAACTCCATCAAGACGGCAATCATCATGGTTGGCAACGTGCTGGAAACTGAGATGCAGTTGTCGGACAAGATGGCCGATGTGCTTGTCCAATCGATGAGAGAGGGGGAGTTGCAGGAAGAAGACGCACTGCGACTTCTCGCAATCTGGAAAAAGATGAGGAAGCCGTTTGATGACTGAGTACGAGCAACTGAGGCTGTTCGATATTGAGGAGGTAGAAGATGCCAAGCAAAGCCGAAGAGTTGATGGCCGACATCAACAAGGCACTGGGCGCAGGGACAGTGAAGATGGGCAGCGACGACTCACTGGTCGTGAAGCGTCTGCCGACGGGAGTTCTTCCGATTGACCACTTGCTGGATGGGGGAATCCCCACCGGCAGATTCACAGAACTGTTCGGGGCATACAGCACGCTCAAGTCGTACATCGCCCTATCGTGCATTGCCCAGACACAGGCAGCCGGTGGTGTGTGCGCCATCGTGGATACCGAGCACGCATACGATCCATCGTGGGCAGAGTCAATCGGGGTCAACACCAAAGAGTTGATTTACCAGTCGCCCGAGACTGGCGAAGAGGCTGTGGATGTCACTGAGGTGCTCGTTCGCAACGGTGTCGACCTCATCGTGTGGGATTCGGTGGCAGCAACACTCCCACAGGCTGAGTCGACTAAGCGGATGTCAAAGGAGTCAATCCAGCCTGCACGGCTTGCAGCACTCATGTCGTTGGCGATGCGTAAGTTGACCGCAGCCAACGAGCACACGGCCATCTTGTTCATCAACCAGACTCGGCTCAACGTCGGTGTCGTGTTCGGTGACCCTGAGACAGTTCCCGGTGGCAAGGCATTGCCGTACTATGCCTCATACCGCGTGGCACTGCGGAAGGCTGGCAAAGAGAAGGAGTCGGTCGACACTTACGATTCGACGGGTAAGAAGACTTCGGTCAACCAAGTCACTGGCCACAAGATTCGGGCGACTCTGGAGAAGTCTAAGTTGTCGGCACCGTCTCGGGATGCGCTGTTCACTTTCGATCTCAACACTGGCACGGTAGACGAAGTTGGATATGCGCTCTCCGCTGGACTTGAGCGGGGTATTGTCAAGCACGAAGGGCGATCATGGTGGGTAGACGAGAACGACAAGACGGTGGGCGCAGAGAAGTTCCGTGGATGGCTAGCGGATCATCCCGAAGTGGTGGAGGCGATCAAGAAGGAACTCTTGGAGCCAAGTGGAAGCCCCGAAGCCGACAGCGCGACGGACGAGTGACTGAGAAGAAAGTCGCGAAAGACCTCGGGGCAACACCTCATCCAAACTCAGGTGCGCTGAGAATCAAGCACGACGCATCGGACGCAGAAACTTTGTACGAGATCAAAGATGCCAACAAGACATTCACGCTCAAGGCCGTTGACCTTGACGAGTTGTGGAGACGAGCAGCGCGGGAGTTGAAAGAGCCGGTGTTCATCGTCAAGTACAAAGACCGTGGCATTACTGCCACCATCACGATTACGAAGGAACTATGAGTCTCAAGCAGCACATCAAGATTGCGAAGCGAAATACGCGGATTACACCTCGGCTGCATGGCTGGCTCAACCGCAACGATGGCGTGAAGATTGAGAACAAGGCTACAGCCGAGCGAGTCCTTGAGATTCTGGCACCATCAGAGCACGACCGCTCGGGTGTCTTCCATCCGTCTCAGTTGTACCAGTGCAAGCGTCGGCAGGTCTTTGAGTATTACGGGCTAGAGACGAAGAAGACGTACAATCCGACGTTGCAAAACCTCTTCAACGACGGGCACTTTCGCCACCTCCGCTGGCAGGTCATGTTGCTCAACGCAGGCATTCTCACCGACGTAGAGGTCAAGGTGCAGTGGCCGAAGTATCGACTCGCGGGATCGATGGACGGGGTCAACGACGATGAAGGTTGGATGTTTGAGTTGAAGGGCACCAGCCAGTACAAGTCGGTGCTAGATCGTGGAGCAATGCCCGCTCACATCAAGCAGGTCAATGCGTATCTCGCTGCCTCAGGCTTGGAGTCCGCTGTCATTGTTTACGAGTGCAAGTCATCTCAGCAATGGACAGAGATTGAAGTTCACCGCGACCAAGAGATAGTCGATGAGATCGAATCGATCTTGCAAGACTTGAACCGAGCAATCGACACCGGAGAACTACCGGAGGTACAAGATGAGTGTCAGAATCAAACGGGCGAGTTCGTCAAGTGCCCCCACGCATCAGTCTGCCTCGGATTCACCGACAGAGACTCAGTCATTGAGGCTCTTCCGTCTGAACGAAGGGTTGCCATCTCTCACTGAGATGCAGGCTGAGTTGGACGGCTACATGTCCGTGCTGCTCGGTAGAGAAGAGCCACCGATTGATCGGGGTGACATGACCCTGCTGGAGTACGCGAATGCTGTCTACAGTCGGGCAATGGAGATGACCATGCTCCTCCAGCGAGCCGAGGCATCGGGTGTTGTCGTCAAAGGATCGAAGGCATACAAGTTCCGCACCGGAGAGTTGAGATCGTTTGTGGAGTTGGCATCTAAGGCAGTCGATCTCGGCAGCCGTCGCGTTACTTACGCAAAGATGGAATACTCAATGGACTATGGATGAGTTCATAGCCCTCGGAATAGACCCCGCATCTTCTAAGATGTCTGCCGTTGCGCTGGCCGGTGACGATTTTTTGGTCAGGCACTACAAACGACTAGGCAAGAGCGGGGGCGAAGCATGTTCATCTGCTTGGCACACGACAAACACAATGTTGGCTGCGATCCACACAATGTGGCCGGGTATTCCCATCTTCGCATTCATCGAATCCCCGGTAGTGGGGAAGGGTGGAGTCCGATCCACGATGGTGCAGTGCTTTACCTCTGGCGCAATACAGGCAGCACTTCATGACGCAGGATGCCAACCGCAAGGAGCCAATGTCTCCACTTGGAAGAAGCAAGTCGTCGGGCGAGGAAACGCCACCAAAGACGAAGTCGCTAAGTGGCTACGACTTCGACGGCCTGCTATCCACCGAGCAGCAGAGGGAAATCAAGACATCGTGGACGCAGCCTGCATTGCCCTCTACGGGCAGCAACTACTCCGAGAGTGAGTGGTATGCATTCGCAGCCTGCAAGAATCTGACTGAGCGTTACTTCCGTCACTCTTGCTCCAAGAGGTGCGGAGTTCACCCAATGGGCTGCGACCGAGTTCGCAATGTTCGGGAGTGCAAGGCAATCTGCGCGGGGTGCCCGGTTCTGGAACACTGCCGTATTTGGTCACTCAACATCGACTTGCCGTATGGATTGGCAGCAGGTCTGACCGAGTCCGAACGGCTAGAGTGGCAGGAGGCGCGGACTCTAGCCGAGCGAGAAGATGATGAGTAGGCTGGCGCGAAGGAATGTCCGACTGACGGAAGAGTGGCTCAGTGGCTGAGACTGGTGGCAAAAACCTATTCGGTGAGACTGGAGTCACAGGTCTACGCCGTGCCGGTGGGTATGTGCAGGAGGAGTTCCTCCCACAACTCGCGGGCTACCGGGCAATCCAAGTCTTCCGCGAGATGCGTGACAACGACCCCGTCGTTGGAGCCATCCTCTACGCCATTGACAAGTTAGTGCGACAGGTTCCGTGGCGAGTTCAGCCAGCGAGCACCAAGTTGGAAGACCAGAAGATGGCGAAGTTCCTTGAGTCGTGCTTGGACGACATGAGCACTTCGTGGGAAGACACGATCAGTGAGATTCTGTCGATGCTGGCGTTCGGCTGGTCATTCCATGAGATCGTCTACAAACGGCGCGAAGGCGACAATCGCAACTCTTCCAAGCGGTCAAAGTACGACGATGGCTACATCGGTTGGCGCAAGTTGCCGATTCGTTCTCAGGAAACCCGTCAAGAGTGGGGCTTCGATGAGAAGGGCGGGATTGAGGGCTTGTACCAATCCTCTCCCCCGTCGTACACACTGACGTTCATCCCGATGGAGAAGGCACTGCTCTTCCGCACTACAACGTCGAAGAACAATCCCGAGGGGCGTTCAGTTCTCCGCAATGCCTACCGACCGTGGTACTTCAAGAAGCGGATCGAAGAGATTGAGGCCATCGGCATTGAGCGCGACCTCGCTGGCTTCCCGGTCATGTATGTCGACCCCGACATCATGCGTGACGACGCACCGGGCTGGAAACAGACAATCTTCAATGACTACCAAGACGCGGTCGTCAACATTCGTCGTGACCAGCAGGAGGGTTTGATCCTCCCTGCAATCTACGACGAGATGGGTAACCAGTTGTATAAGATTGAGTTGCTATCGGCAGGTGGCAACCGGCAGTTCGACACGAATCAAGTCATCACCCGATACGACCAGCGAATCGCCACCACAGTGCTGGCCGACTTCATCTTGCTCGGTCAGGCCAACCACGGTTCGTATGCTCTGAGCAGTGACAAGACCAACTTGTTCGCCGTTTCAATCCGAACATGGCTGGAGATCATTCGGAACGTGATGAACCAGCACGCCGTTCCACGCCTCTTCCGTGTCAACGGGTTCAACGTGGAGAAACTCCCTGAGTTGGCGTATGGCGATATTGAGACTCCACCACTGACGGAGATCGGCACGTTCATCCAGCAGTTGGCCGGTGCGGGCGCACCACTGTTCCCCGATGATTTGCTGGAGAACCACCTCCGCAAGATGGCGCACCTCCCCGAGCGCAGGGAGTCGGCTAAGGGCGCGATGGAAGACGCGGGCAAGCAGCAGACGCGAGTTCCTGACAACCCAGCAACCAAGACGGCACCTACCAAAGCCGAGACGGAACCCGAAGCCGACGAGGAGGAGTAGCCGATGCCGTCCATTGAGGACTTCTCGTCGGACGATCTCCTTGACGACATCATCTCGGCTGCCCTTGAGTACGAAGGTCAGTTCCGCGAAGCGTTCATCGGGTACATCAATCAAGCAGCCGAGTCCGCTGAGATGCTTGACATCTTGCAGGACATTGCAAGTGGCGAGATCATCGACATCACACCGTCAGTTGAAGAGGCATTGCGTCGCATCAACATTTCAACCGACAACCTGACTGACATCCTCCGTCAGACGATGGAGTCTGTGGCACGCACCACGGTGGAAAGCGTTGGCGTGGACATGGTCTTTGACATGATCAGCCCCACCGCAATCGACTACGCCAACAAGATGGCTGCGCGATCGATTACAAACGTGTCGACGGCAGCACAGCAATCAATCCGCGAGGTGCTTCGTCAGGTGCTCCAGCAGGACATGACGATCGCTCAGATGCGCCGGTTCGTGAACAGCCGAGTTGGGCTGCTGCCTAGCCACATCGGTGCAGTTCAGCGGTACTACCGCACACTGATTGACGGTGGCACACCATTCCGTCGGGCACAGGTTCTGGCCGACGAATACGCAAGCCGACTCAGAACGTATCGTGCCGACATGATTACGCGGACTGAGATCGCTGCTGCACAAAGTTGGGGTCAATGGGCAACGTGGCAACAGATGCGGGACGAGAAGTTGATCCCACTAGACGCTTTCCGTATTTGGATGACCGCGCAAGACGAACGGGTGTGTGATGTCTGCGGGCCGATGAACCGGCAGGTCACATCTCTTGACGGACAGTGGGATACACCAAACGGCCCTGTCACACTACCGACCGACATTCACCCGAACTGCCGGTGTGCGATGGGTATCACATTCAGCCGAGGTCGGGCGCGTGAGTTCTTGGGAAAAGGCCCGAGCACTGACTACGACTGGTGGATGATTGAGAAGCACTTGGCTGGCACATCTCAAGATCACGACCAGTCGACGCATGGCCGTCGTCAGTCAATCAAAGAGGGTATCACTTTTGGCGAAGAGTATCGGGAGTGGGTCAAAGCCAACAACATGGCTGAGTACGATCTTTACGACGACTCTTCTCTTGATCTTGAGAACATGTTTGACAAAGACTTTGGCAAAGCGCGTTCTAATATTGTCAAAGCACTCAAGGACGATGTTGCCAGAGCACTGGGGGGATACATCGAATCTGAGATGACTACGGCAGAACTGGTTGATGCCTTAGTTCAAGTTAGTCTCAAGAAAAGGGGCCTCATAGTCGGAAGCCTAGGATACCTCCTACAGCCACCCCGTGGCATGGCGAAAACTGAATACGAGATAGACGACATCTCGCTTATCATGCTCAAGCAGGCTGTGGGAAGTAAGTCGTCTGGAAACTCCGGTCTTCCGTTTCTTACTCCCGAAGCCATCCAAGCGGGCTTAGATTTAGGTCTTGAGGGAATGGTTGACCAAGGACTTGTTCCGTCCCGTTGGGTTCTTGAGCAGGCGAAGGCTGTCTTTGGGGAAAACAGTAGCGAAGTTATTGACCTTGCAAGGCAAATATCTATTACAGGAGAAACTCTCAAAGAACACTTGTTCGGAGCAAACCGTGCTGTGTGGGAGATGGCGCAACAAGAGTTACCAACGCAGGGTGGTGCAGGGCTGGCGCAAGCGCCGTCGTCAAAAGACCTAGCAGCATTGACAGAAGAGACAGTTGGCAAAATAGTCGACACAATGATGAGAGAGGGTGGAGAAGACGCACGCCCAGCAGTTGCTGACTTCTTGAAGGCTGCGTACAACGAAGCAGGCATTGCAGTTTCTAGACAAACAGATACACCTTCTCCACACACAATAAAACTCACAAGTGGTGTTGGACGGCCTGCATCTGATTCATTGAAAGAGCCTGACTTTGACCGTTCTGGACGTAACGGTGCAAGTGAACTAGCAAACGAGGTTGCCACTCGGCTTGTTGTATCGTGGGCACAAAGTTCATCTTCACACGAATCAACCTTGATGATGCAAGCAGCCGTGAGTGAGTTGGGAGCCTCACCGGGGTACAGGCCAGACGACTACAGCCTTGGCCGGGACTACAACTATCGACTTGACCAGATGGGGTCTGAGGCTCAGAAACTTGTGAAGACTGTGGTCAGAGCGCAGTACGAGATGACTCAGCAAATGTTCCGTGAGATCGGGATTGAAGAAGTCACTATTGCCCGAGGCATGAGTTTCAGTTTTGAGAATCGGCCATACGATTGGCAAAGAGGAACACTGATTTACGAAGCAAACGCTGTTCTTCGACCGCTGTCGTCGTGGTCTATTGATGTCAAAGACGCGAAAAGTTTTGCAAGGGGAGCACAGATTCTCTTCCAAAGAGTCCCCGTGGAGCGAATCTTCTCAACGCCGATGACAGGTTTAGGCTGTTTCAAAGAGAGTGAATGTCTCTTTATTTACAAAGATGGAGATGTTTTTCCAATCTTTGATCTTTCCAATACCTACATTGATCGGCCAGATCAAAGCGAACTTGTCCGAATCATCAACGATTATGACTTCCCAACAATCTCAAAGGCAGATTTGCCGACGGTCTACCCCGATGCTCGCATTGAAGATGCCGACTGGGCCAAGCGCACTTTCGACTTCCCCGATGTGACGACGACCAAGCAATACCGAGAGAAGTTCGGGCTACAGGACGACGAAGCGTTGGCCGAGCACATCAGCGAGTGGAAAGACACTCCGTACTGGGAAGGCATCCCGTCGAAGATCAAGGTGGGGTTGCTCAAGGCTCGGCTCTCCAAGCACCTCGGCAACGAACACGACCAGAAGACCCACGGCAGTTGGGCATATCAGTCGCCCCGTGGCGGGTGGCACGTTGTCGACCAGACTAAAGACCCGTCAAAGTACGCCGGTGACGACGAGGAGTTTGCCAAGGCGATATTTGAGGTTGAACTAGAACACGAGGACTACCCCGGGGTCACTTTCCAAGCCGTAATCGGAGGAGTTGATCCTAGGATTGAAGAGCAAGACCCCTTCACCGTCTACGGCAAAGTCGTGACCGACGACGGAAATCATGTCGGAGAGTTTGAGCGGAGAATCGATCCATTAGACAATAAAGTCAAAAATGTGCTTTTCACGTTGGAGCCGGAGTACCAAGGGCGTGGCCTAGGAACCACACTCTCACTCCACTGGGAAGACCAGTTGCACCGTGCCGGAATCATTCTGATGACGACCGAAGCCACAAGTTCGGTTTCTGCTAACCTCAACGGTGGCTACACATGGCTGAAGTACGGCTACCAACCCGGTGCTGGCGTGAACAGAGAACTCGTTAGGGCATGGCTACAGTCCAGCGAGCGTTCACATCTCACCTCAAGCGAGGTTCGTGAGGAACTGGTCGACATAGCAAATGAGTTTGGTGTTGCATCGCTGTATGACACGCCTATGGCTAGAGAGGCAGCAGTAGGCAGAACTTTCGGACACTTCGCCACGGTTATCACTGAAACGTCACGGGATTCTGCCGAACCGCTACTAATGCTTGCGTCAGTGAGCGAGTCCTTCACTGAATGGTTGAAGACCAAGGCAGAATGGTATGGATACAAGACGACTGAACCGATTGATCTGAGTTTGGCTAAGGCACAGAAGACCGTTGCCCAAGTTCTGCGAGAGTGGAATATCAATAACCCCGCTGCCGTCGAAAGCGACGACCCAGAGTTCTGGCAAGCAATCCGCAACGCCTTTGGCAAAGTTTCCAAACACCTACCCAACCAACACGACCAGATGACGCATGGCCGGAGGAAGGCATCAAGCGCATACACCGTCAAAGACGACACCTACATCACTGTTCGGTATGGCAACTACGAGGGGCAGCACTCACCAGTTGGCTACCTTGCCGAAGCGGATTCGTACTACATGACGGAACTTGACGACTTCTACGATGACATGCCTGACGTAAAGCGTGGAGATATTGACGGGCACCTCAAGTTCATTGCCGAAGACGCTATGAAACGATGGTTCTATTATGGCCCGCAGTCGATGATGCGAACGATTGCCAGTTCGATGATGGAGGTTGGGCACTTTGGGTCGAACGGTGATGAGCAGTACATGGAAAAGTACGGCGACGATGTCATGGACAAAATCTACAGCGGAGATGGCCCAGCAGAACTTACCGACGAGTTCCTACTGCCCACAGTCGCACTCCTGAGGTCGGCTGCTCTTGCAGAACCGTCCGAACGAGAGTGGTTCCGAGGCATGGTTATCGACACAAAGAGTCCAATCTTGCGGATGGCAGAAGGCGACAGGTTTGTCATGCCTCCCTCGTCGTTTGGAGGCCACAGGGATATTGCACTGGCATTCACTCGCGGTGGTCAGCAAGAGCCAACGGCACAGATGATGGAGCGAGAAGAAGCATCGGTGTTCAACATCGAATGGCGGGATGTCGTGTTCCGTCTTGAACCCGGTGCTCAAGGAACGCTCTCCTCCGACACAGTGAGTCGCACCCCCGGCGGGGAAGGCTTCCCGTTTGAGATTGTGGCGAACGGTGAGTTTGAGGTTGTGTCAGTCGACAGTCCGTTCTACGACTACGAGGGAGCCGAGGACGAGTTGGTGGAGATCACGATTCGACATGTGACTACTTACGATCCATTGTCAGGAGAGTACATTGAAGTTGGATGAAGCCCTATGGCGAGCGTTCGATGGATCAGTGCGGGCAGCACCGTTGTCCAAGCACCTCGGTAGCCAACACGATCAGAAGACGCACGGTCGTCGCAAGAACGGGCTGGCTCCGCAGGCTGAGTATGAAACAGGTATTGGCACGGTCAAAGACGATATGCCATCACCAAGCAAGGTTGAAGAACGCCGTTACACAAACGAAGAAGCACTTGTAGTCGCCAAAGAAATATTTGAGTTGTCTATCGAACTATCAGATGGGAGGATCATCTCTTCTGAAGTCGTAGAGGCATATGGTGGTCTTGTTGGCGACATCAGTGTGCGAGGTCGTCTTCACATCAAAGAGAACGGAAAGTGGCAGGACGCAGGTGTCTTCAATCGCGCTCTGTACGCTAGAGATGGGGTTGCTTACAACTCTTTCTTCAGCATCGTACCTTCTCTTCAAGGTCAAGGGGTAGGCACTACAATCTTTCGCCACTGGGAAGACCAGTACGCTCGGGCAGGCATTGGCAAGATGGAGACCAGTGCTGTGTCAAGTGATGGGTCTATGAATGGTGGCTACACATGGTTGAAGTACGGCTTCACACCTGACGAACCCGACTCTTTACTTTCTGAGTATGTTACAGACTTGATGGATAGGTTCGATGAAGGCACGCCTCCCGACGTTGTCGTACAACGTCTTGCTCCTGTCCTAGACATGGTCGGGGCAGACAATCCCAATGGTTACTACAGCAGGATACAGAGCCGAGAAGACTCTAGAGATATTGCTGACGACCTTGTGGGTGTTATCTTCCGTTCGTCTAAAGCAATAGACCCACTAGAACTAGTTTCAAGTTCAGACGACTTTGCAAACTTCCTCAAGGAAGAGGCTTCATGGGATGGCTCTAAGGAAACTTCCCTGCTCTTCTCTGACCAATACGCCAAGAGTGCAGAAGCAAGTAAGAGTGCTCGTGATGTCATCAACCGTTGGATGGTCGAAGACCCTGCTGGACTTGAGAACGATGCCCCCGAGTTCTGGAAAGACATCCGAGTGGCGTATGGCATCGGGAGCGATTGACGAGCCTGTCTTCGCGTTAGGGCAACGGCTACCGTGTTGCCCATGTCCAAGGCAATCATGGTGTCGTCCGACGAGATGGTTCCCCCGGTCGCATCATCGATGTGGCCTGAGATGGTTCCGAACCACGGGCTAACAATCATCTCGGGGTTGCGACCGGACGGCGGGGAGGCTCTTCATATCGTGTGTTCTAGCAACACTCCCCCGTGGGTTCTGCTCGGGATGATGGAGATGGCTATCTCTGACCTCAAAGACGCAATGTCAGGCTACGACGATGACGACGACGAAGAATGAGCCGTACTCACTAGCCATTGTCATCTGGCACGACGCACACTCGGACGGAGATGTGTGGATGCCCGAAGAGTCCATTGACCCTGAGCCAGCCGTTGTTACATCGGTGGGGATCATCCTTGACCAAGTCAAGCCCGGTCATCTGACTCTGGCGCAGAGCCATGTCCACGGGCACTGGGGAACATTGCTACACGTTCCCATCTCTATGGTGGAGGAGATCACGATCCTGACGACCATAGACCTTGGCGCAGAGTAGGGCTAACATCGCCACATCACTGAGTCTGGAGATGCTGGCGAGATGGAAGAGCAAGTTGCAGATGGGGTCATCACCAAAGTAGATGACGACAAGAGGCTCGTCTTCGGCTGGGCATCGATCATCAAAGATGTCGAAGGCAAG